GTCTGCCTCCAGGTGCTGCGAATATTCTCGTGGTAAGCTTTCCTGAGCTTAAACTGTGTAACCAATGACTTTAGATCACTAAGGGATTCCCAAATCTGAGAATTTCCTAAGCGATCAAAGTCAACCTTCCGTTGGAAGAAGAGATGATCCGAGATTTTATTTATAGAATCTTTCGGAAGTCTTTTCTTCATCATCAAATTTTCTTGTCTAATCCATTTTGGTGTTTCCTTTAGTTTGAAAAACTGTTGGAACTCTACCATAATGGGACAATGAATACGACGCCAAAAACTGGCATCATCGATGATAGGAGGGTCCGGGTACACTTGTCTAAGCTCCTGTCCGTACTTGAGATTCGATGTGGCAATAATTATGGGAGACTGGAACTTAATTCCCTTCTCTGATAATTCTGCCATGGGAAGGACATAAGGTACACAAGAAACAAGGGTCTGGAATTCTTTAATATCCGAACCACTAGTATCTTGCCCCAGGTCGTCAAAAATGACAATGGGTTGTCCCTTATATCCGTCCCAATGATCGACATGACAAGTACGCTGGTACACGAGATCACGTCGTGGTGTGTTAGGGAATAAAGTCGAAAACATGGAAACCATCTCATTAATACGAGAAGATTTCCCCATTCCTGGTTGACCAAAAAGGCCAACAACGAATGGCTCCATCCGATCATCAGGGTCCTCGATAGGAGGGTCCTGTTGATTGAATCGAGAGTTGTAGACTAAGTCCCCTTTCACGCCACCTTGTGTTCTCGGGAATTCAAATGTCGCCTTATTGGTAGGAAAAAAACCCTTATTGGGCTTGTAATATTTCCTAACAATCTGACCAAATCTTCGACCTCTACTTTTGAGTAAATTTAAAGTAGCTTCATCAATACCCCGATGGGGTTTTGATAATTGGTTTCGGTGTTTGATCAGGGCTTCAAGAACGAATTCCTCTGGTACCTCTTGACATAGGACCTTTGATTGAAGACAACTGAAGGCGAATCTAACAAATTGCTCTTTTCCAAGAG